CTAATTTTGGAGCTGTTGTTGTTTTTGATAAAGAGAAATAAGTTTTAGCGTTAATTGCTGTTGTAATTCTTGGTTACCTAATCTGGTAGCTTCGTTTAAATCCGACTTAACTTTTGAAATCTGTTCGCTGAGCGGGGCCACGTCCTTAATCAAACTAATGTAGTCTTCGATTTCTTCTTCCGTGTAATCGGGGCTCAAATTAATCGACTCAATATTAGCCACTACCGACTGTAACTCTGGTTCCTTCAAATAATCCATGAAATCTGCCGCATCATATTCTTGATTCTTGGCTAGGTATCCTCCAGCCAACATATAAATAGTTTCCAGTTGCTCATTTGGAAAATAAAAATCCGGCAAGCTTTGTAATTTCAACCATACGTCGTGATGATTAAGTGCGCGGGCTAACAACCGGTACTGCGAAATATCCACACTTGATAGCTTCTTAGGAGTATTTTCAGTTTTCTCAACTTGATTTTCAAAAGTAGGTGGCGGCGCGGGGGCCGGACCCGGATCAAACTGCCGAGGAGTATGCGCAATCCGATCAGCCACGCTTTCCCTTAACTGGTTTTTCAAATCACGCTTATCAATACTAAATTCTTCAGCAAGTTGGTTAAGATATAGGTCTTGTTCCAAAGCGTCATTTAATTCACCAATCCGTTGGAGAGCTTTTTTTAGGTATTCCAGCTGATCGTTTTCGTTAGCTAAGTTTAAACCCATCCGGTCAAATTTCAATAAAAATGCCGTACTGGATTCCCCAGTCTGATTCATTAGTTTTTGAAAAGACTCAACGCCCTTATCCCGCACGTATTCGTCAGGATCACGGTTATCCGGGATAAAAATGACGCTGATTTGCAAATCACTAGTCTGTTTAATTAACGCAATGGCCTTCGCAATTGCACGTTGGCCGGGCTCGTCGCCATCAAAGCAGATTACTACACGGGAGGCAACTCTTTTAAGCGCTCGCACGTGGTCTTCTGTCAAACTAGTTCCCATCGTGGCAATTCCATTAGCCACTTGGGCCCGGTGAGCTGCAATTACATCCATAAACCCTTCATATAAAATAACGGTTTTCTTTTGGACAATTTCAGGGCGGGCTTGCGAAAAGTTATAGAGTACCTTTCCTTTGTTAAAAATGCTAGTTTCCGGACTATTTAAATATTTCGGATGTTGGTCATCCTTCACCAAGCTCCGTCCGGAAAAAGCGACAATCTTCCCATTATTATCTTTAATTGGGAACATGATTCGATTAAAAAACCGGTCCTTTAACGAACCGTCTGCTGTTTCAATAAATAGTCCTGAATCTTGCATTTGTTTTTGATCGATTTGCTGTTCCTTAAGAAAACTTAACAGCAAATCTTGGTCTGCCGGTGCAAACCCTAAATCAAAATCCTGCATGTCTGCTTCAGTAATTCCCCGCTTTTTTAAATACGCGAGGGCCTTTTCACCTAATTGCGTATTCACCAACACGTGGTGATAAAGTTCAGCAGCCTTTTCATATAAGCCAATCATCTCACTTTGAGTCGCTGAATAAGCTGACTTAGGAGACTTCTTTACGTACTTATCGTCTAGGGGGACGTTGCCAAACTCCGCCACGCGCCGGACGGCTTCTGGGAAACTAATTTTTTCCAGATCCATCAAAAACTTAAATACATTTCCTCCACGTCCACAACTGAAACAGTGAAAAATCTGCTTATCTTCGGATACTGAAAAAGAAGGTGTTTTTTCATCGTGAAATGGGCAAATGCCAAACAAATTTTTTCCAGCTTTTCTCAACTGAACGTATCGACTAACTACATCAACAATGTTCACGGCGGACCGGACGTTGTCGATAACTTCTTCTGGAATCATACCAGCCATTCTATCACCCACTTCCGTAAGATAGACTCATACGATAGTATATTACAGCACTCCCTACTAATAAGCAATCAAAACGCACCTATAATTAACACTTTTGTCAAGTATGTTAAATAAGAAAATAAATGCTGTAATACCGGCGTTTGTAAGGCATAATATTTTTGAATCCCACAAAAATCCCACGAAAAGTTCAAAATATAGTAAATTACACTATTTTTGAATGTATATAGGCTTTAACCCTCTATTCTAAAATTAATCCATCATTAAATATCCAAAAATAAAAAGCCGCTATTATTAAAATAACGACCTCTAAATATTTTCTTTCCAATCGAGGAAAAAATATGGATGATTTAAACGATGAAACAAATCCCTTTATTAATACCATTGCACGTTCATAATTTATACATTAAAGACACAATTATACGACATACGTACTGTAACTTCAACGTTTTTTAAAACAAAGAACTAAGCTATACTATTATTATGATAACACAACACTGCTGTAGGGAGCAGACTAGTTATCGGAAAGGAGAACTTTTACGATCAAAAATTTAAAGAAGACGTGGATAATACCCATCTTAAAGGATATTATTGCGTCTGCCATCTGGTCACTAATCATTAATCTCTTTTAGTGACTAGATAAAACAATGGGAGAGAGTGCCAATAAGTTGGCTAGCTCTCTCTTTTTGTACGAACATATTTTACCATAATATTTTATAATACAAAAGAATATTTCCTAACATAATTTAGTACCACCCTATTCTAGTACTGTCCTATCCTAGTTTCAAATTTTATTTACTCAACCGATTTTTTAAAGTTATTCCGTAAAGCCTGTATATGTAAAGGTTAATTGGTAATGCTCTTTAATCCCACTAATAACTTCCTTCAAATAGTCTATATCGTAATTTTTAATTGTTCGTAATGGGATTGAATGTGGCCGTTTCCCCCTTTTTTCTATGTAAATAAAAAAGTTGTAGTACTTGTCGAATCTATCATCAACAACGTTAATTTTGTAGATTGTATTTGGCACGCGTTTAAAGTGTTGCTGGATCCTTTCCAAGATAATTTTCACATCTTTATTCATAATATAAACACCTCCCACTAATTATACGAACACACGTTTGTGTTTGTCAAAATAAAAAAGCCTCCGTCCGAAGACAGAGGCTAAATAATTACTTCCTATTTATATATTGTTAAAATTTGCTATGGTCGTTAATACTAATCTGTAGTCGGTCGAGTGGTTCGCCGTACACACCTGCCCACGAATCAAACCCTGAAACTGTACCATTATCGGCACAGGTACCAAGATAGCCTGACCGTTGTGTTGATTGTGAGCGATAATAAGCTTGCTGATAAGTCTCACCGCTAGGTGTGGTGTAGTACATCTGGACGCCGTCGATTGTGTGTCCTTTAATACCAGCTACACCGTTAACTGTGTCGTTCTTGTTAGCTTTATGGATCCAAGGCAACCAGCCATCTTCGATTGTGTGAACCCGGTACTTAATTGAGCCACGGTTAACTTTAACGTAAAGCAAATCGTGCGCACTGTATGGCATACCTGCAAATCCGTTGGCACCAGAACCAGCGTTCTTAACTGGCGACAACCAGTGACCATTACGTTGGTGCATTGCGTAGGTTACATCTACTTGCTTCTTATTAGCAGGTTTTACTGGTTTAGGTGTCGGCTTAGGCGTATGGTTTACATCATTACCCGACGAACTAAATCCGTATTGTACGTCATGAGCAAATTGAGCCTTGGTGATGCCGTGGCTTGCAAGATAGCCGTAAGGGTCGGTGTGGTCACCCCAAACGTGATTGGTTACCCAGAGATGCGACTTAACACCACGCCATGCGCCACTGTCTACTGTAGTTGGAATGCCATATTTAATAGCACTGGAACGTAGCAAGTTAACATACGTCACATAATCCTTGCGGAATTCGGCTTGGTCGTATGTTTGCGCCAATTCGACTTGAACGGGAGCATTTGCATTAGCCCAGCTACCAGCGCCCCACGCTTGATAACCTTCAGCACCCACGCGGTAAATCTTACCACCGTCACCAACGATGTACTGGACGTAGGCGCCAGCGTTATACCACTCACGTTTCTCATAAGTAGCTACATTTTTAGCAGGAGCATATACTGCTGTAGCATGCGCAATAATTACGTTGTTGTTGGTACGTAGCGGTGAACCTTCGCTTGCACTAAGTGCATAGTCATTGTTGACTATTGCCGCACTCACCTGTTGATTCAGTCCAACAAAAAAGGCCGCTGCTCCAGCGACCAATCCAGCAATTAATTTATTTTTTAGCTTCATTGTTAGCCTTACCCCCTTCAGTATTAACAGCCGTAACGTCACTAAGCACGCCCAGCATTCCCAATAGCGTTAATACCGTATTAATAATGCCGACTACGTTCTGCCAGTCAATCGGATAGGTAAACCCGAATGCTACCATTAACTGTTGCACTAAGACGATCAGCAAGCTAATTAATCCTGCCCACAACTTTCCATCATGCCAATTGATGTTTTTTGCTGTTTTCTTAATATTCTTCATTAGTTATCGCCCTTCCATATTTTGTTATGCAAATCTTTAATTCGTTCGTGATGTCTATCTAATCTTCGGTCATGTTCATCTACTCGCTTATCTAATTCCGAAATACTAATTCTTATTTCTCTTAAATTATCATTGAGTGTTTTAAAATTTTTGTTTAAATCTTTTATATCTTCCTGAAATGAGCCAAAAACGATGTATTTAAAAAGTAGACTAATCATGCCTCCCATAAAAACCACAATAGTTGTAATTGATGCCCATTCCCCCCAACTCAACCCTAACAACGTATGCAATATTACATCTTCTTTCTTCTTATTTTGGCAAAATAAAAACGCCTATGATTTAGGCGTTGTGTAATCTTCTCCGGTAATTTCTTTGTATTCAGCTTCGGTAATCAGTCCAAAGCCCACATAGGATTTGTAATAATCTAGATCGTGGTTTCCCCACGACCAGAAAATTTTACACTCTTCAAATGTTGTCATTACGCATTAACTCCTTTCAACTTGGCAATATCCTTATTTTGTTGCATTAGCATCTGTTGCATATGAGCAATTGTCATTGACTGCTGCATTATTAACTGCTGTTCTGGTGTTGCTTCAATTGGTTTATCGTCACTGTACTCTTTCCAACTATTTTCCATTAATATCGCCCCTAACTAGTTATTGTTTTCCAAGCACTGAATACTCGCGGATTGCCTGCATAGGACCTGATATAGAGACTATTGTCCGAAACGATGTGCAGTTGTTGTGTTCCCGTGTAATCCGTGATCCCTGAAGATTTTAGTGTGGCAATCATGTCTACGTCATTACCATGTGGCCCACCGCTTACCTGACAATCTAAAATTAAATAATCAGTAACTCGACCACCAGCAGGGATTAGTTGGCTCAACTCTAATTCCTCATTCGTATAATTGTGCACCTTATGCGAAGTTAAGCGCGTCCACTCTTTCAACGCTCCATTAAGCGGTGCATACCAGATGTCTTCGGAATCAAAAGGAATATATAGGATGTAACCACCAGTAAGGTTAGTGGCCTTATGGAGGTTGATGCTACAGAATTTACCCTTGCCGTCCGGTGCATCGCTAATTACATACTTAGTGTTAACCCACTCGCCACAATAGTCCTTAATATTAGCGACCATATCAGCAATCGTAGTACCTTCTGGCAATTGATCCACACTGGTGCCATGCTTTTTTTGGTAATTGTTAAGTTCCGACCGCTCGGCAACATCCGGCTTATTGGTAATTGCCTCCCAATGTGTTAACGCATAGCCATCTTTTTCATTGCCCTTAATCTGCACCACTGGACGACCTTGGTCAAGTGGATCCTCACCAGTTTCGATGAGGCCAAAATGGCGTGGACGATAATTTAAGCCAGCAATCGCTGTTGGGGTCGACCAGTTACCCATGGATAAATCTGCGGTCATGTAATGCAGTTGACGATGTGCTTCGTCGAACCAAGGGTCGCAGTAGATAATAGCTCTATCCCGTAATAGTAGAAGTTCTGGAGCTTCTGTAGAAGTGTCGCCTTGTGCATCTACAAGATTGCTTTTAACTGGTTCGAACGTGTCGTCTAAATCATTAGCTGTATATTGATGGATCCGCTTATCGGATTCTGAAACAAACAACACTAATTGATCATTGACAACGGTGATGTTAGGATCAATCGGACTACCGACTTCCCAGTTGCCTTTAATGTCGTGGTCAATTGTCACTGTTAAGGCTTTAAAGTCAATGTTGTAACTTCTCAGGCTAAAGCCATCCGGATTAGTAGCGTCTTTATTAATGGCACTCACAATCTTAACGTTACCATCCTTATCTCTAAAAAACTCACTAGCCCAGTGAGCATAGTCTGAATCCGGTAACGTAATTACGTCGTTATCAAAACTGTTAAAATCTTCGGTTCGATTAATTTTTTCGCCAACGGCAATGTAATAGACATTGTCTATTTGAATGATGCTTGGATCACGCCATCCAAAATCGTATTTTTTAATCTCTTTCCATTTAATCCCATCATTAGACCCGATTAAATGGCTATTGACTGGCGTTGGATATTTAATCTCATCGAACGTCAATGCAACATATTTATAATCTTTAGCTACATTAAGAGCCGTCATATTACCCTCCCCCTAAATCGTGTAAACGACTGTATACTGATTTTTTAAATCGGATAGAGCCTCGTCTAAATCAGCTTGACTAATACCTTTCCCAGCAGCTAAATCCTTTTCATATTGATCTAACCGATCTTCTGCTAACTTCAGCCGACTAAGATAGCTATCCAAATCAATGTTGCCTTTCTTAACCATTTCAAGAATAGTGTCACGCAGATCTTCCCATTTAGTTTTGATGTCGCCGATTGTTGAATCTGCTTTAGCAACTGCTTCATCTAATAACTTTTGCAATTCTGAACGAAACGGCATTGAATCCACGTACATATCCGGATTGCCATTTTTAACCTCAAAACAAACGTCATTACTGGTTATCCGTTTTCCAGCACTATTTTCCAATCCGAAGAATCCGTAGAACATCCCTTCTTGTGGAAACATTGCACCCGGTAGATCCATCTTAACTTTGCCGGCACCAATAATGTCGTCGCTTGAACCGTGGTAACTAACCGCCACCCCGGTTTCAGCTGTTACTTTCCCGTGTTCGTCAGGTTGTCCAACGTACCCCATTGCGAACGGGGTTAAGCTTTCCGATGTCATGCGTTCAATAATCCCACGTTCTCGGTACTCAATCATTAATGGGATTTGCTCGTCGCCTACGCGGGCGTTGAAACTGTCGGACATGTCATAAACGTCTACATTACTTTTATTCTTTGGACCGTTAGGCTTGTACATGTCGACGATAATTCTTGTGATTTTATCTGTATAATTCAAGTTACTCCTCCCCCTCATTCTTTATGTGCTTGCCATCAAAACTGATTGGCATATCGTAGTATTGCAATACTGCAACCAGTTCGGTGAAAAGCGTGATTACATCCTGTTTGCTGATATAATCGGTATCATCATCCGTATTCAGGATGTCGATTATCTTGTTAATCGTGTCCTTAGTAGTTTTAAAATTACCAACTAAATCTGTGCGTTCATCCCTATCACCTAAACGTAAGTCATCGGTGACCAGGTCGATTTTTTTAAGCTTATCCGTCATCCTAATCATCTTCTTTCGTAAATGTTGGCTTGCCGTCATTAGTGACTGACATTACAAAAATAGAACCATCTGGAGACTTAAATTTAATCTTTTCCAGCGGCTCTACTTGTAATTTATCCAGCTTTGTTTTATCAGCTTGCGACATTAGCCCGTCCTCATTAGCGCTGGCCACGTCCAATCCAACAACTGCGTCCCGATGGGTAACTGGATAGAACTTTGTTCCTTCCTGTGCTAAATACCTTTTCTCAGTCATCAATTTCACCATCCGATATTGTGGTAATCCCTTTGGCCAACTGTTCTTGAACGTTACTCTGGCCACGTTGTAATCCGCTAATCTCCTTAGCCGCCTGGGCTTTGTTGGAGTTCAAATCCGCAATCAACTGGGTTGGATTGAGTAGAAAATTACCGAATGTAACCGTACTCTCCTTCGATTTTTCTTGGGGGTAAAGGTCAATCTGGATAATCCGCAACTCCTCATCCAATCCTTGTCGGCTCCGGACGAATCCGTAGTTACCCAGCGCCAAATCATTCAACTTGTCAGCAATATTGTTATCCGCAGCAAATCGATTCAGATTGGCCGTGTACTGAATGCTAGGACTATCAACTAGGGTGGCCTTCATTTTGTTGATGAGGTCGTTCTTATCTTTAGCGGTATCGTCATTGTAGATGTCCGCATCGATCACGCCATAGACACTGGACTTCGGACTGGTATATTCAGCGGTAAACTTTGGCTTGTCGTTATCGTCTGTCGGCCCCTCACCATAGATGTGCGTCCTGATAGGCGTGTAATCGGCGGAGTTGGCTAATGAATAGATGTCGTTGTTGTCAATAAACACAAACGCGTTCTTTTTACCAATCGACTTATACAGGTCGATATGATAGCCGTTCGCGGTGTACTCAACGCCGAATGCCGAAATGACCGATTCGTTAAACAAATCTAGCGCCCGGCTTCGCCCGATCTCATCAGTAAAGTTATGACTGGGCACCTGGTCATGGATTGTGTAGGTGAACTTTGTACCAGCTGTGATAAATTTCATCACAGCATCTAGGCTTTGATTGCCTTTAATGATTGTCTTAACCAAGTGCTCATCTAAGTCCTGGACGACCTGGAGGGCGGTCACACTTTTCTGATAATAGTCGGACAAACTTTGACCGTCCTCCTGGGTAATTCGATAAACCTGCCCAGTTTCCGGAATGGTGAACAACGAACGTGCTTGCACCATTTCATAGGCCTGCTCGTTGCCTGGAATGTTGGCCGTAGTGAAGTCTAGTTGCTCCACTTGATTAAGTTGCTTAGTCACGTGCACGTCGCTAACCAGTAGTGGCGCTTGATTGCCCGCTATATCCGTAACAATTAACATGCCACCCCTCCTTTAGTAATAAAATCGAGTATCCACTGAAAAAGTAAAATCAGTAGCACCTGAAATAGAAAATGAATTTTTTCCAACCTTTAAATCTAAATAAGCATGGTTACAATTCTGAAATGCTAATTGATTGTTAAGTACGGGTTTCATCCCGTAAATCTGTAATTTATCACTCTTTTTGAGCCCCCTGTTAAATTTAAAAGTCTGTCCAGTCGTGTTATTGGTAATCGTTAATCCGCTGGCTACATTGCCCTGGAATTCGTACAACACGGGCCGTTCTTCAGCTTTAAGTGGAATATTACCCAGGTTATAGACGTCAAATTTGTTCGTTGTAAATTTGTACGAATAATCGACGTCCTTGGGTAGGTTCATACCCAGCCCCCACTTGTTATCAAACTTGGTGAAGTTGTCCTCCGAAGTCATTGAAACAGATTCGGCGAGCCCGTCTTCCGACATCAAATTAATCGTGATTGGTTGCGTGAACCAGAAGTTATTCAGCCGTGGATAACTGAACCCATCCACGCTAACTTTCCAGCGGATCATCGGGATTCGCATGTTAATCACATAGAAAGATTCATAGCCGGGAAACACTCGTAGCACTCGCTCCCGCATTAATTCGTAATCGTACACATCATGTGCTCTAACCTGCACAACCAGTGGAATCGTCGTCTGCTGAATCTGGGAGGCGGTCTGTGTTGCTTTCGTTTGGTGAATCTGGGTGAACGTGTGCTGATACGCCGGACTGGGCGGGTCAAAGCTAATCACCCGAATGTCCAGGTCATCTAGATTGTACGTTGTCCCGTCTAGATGTTGGATTAAAATACTTTCAGTCATCTTAGTGGAACCCACCTCTCTTCTTCGTTTCAATGGTAATCTGTTTCGATTGACGGGCTTGATTAATCGGATAGGTTGCATCTGCAATCACTTTGCCATCCAAATTAATAACGGTGTTGATGTTGCCACCTTCGCCAGCCGTTGCCACGTTAGCCCCGGTGTTAGTAGGATTGCTAACATTGGCGATTGCTTTCCCGGCGAATTGATGCGCCTGCTCTGGCACGTGGCTGATTGCATTCAGCGCGTGGGCCAGCTTACCATTCGGTGCTTTTTTGAGCCGTTCCGCAATGGTTTCCATGATTAGGTCATCCGCTGTGGTACGGCTTGGATTAATGGCCACTTCAGGTTCGCCTGGCACTTCATTGAAAATGTTGAGCTTACCCCATTGGCCCCAGCCACCATTAGCATGCCGAACCGCACCAGTTGGGCCCCAACCACCAAGGGTTAAGTCCGAACGCCAGGTCGTATCGTTGAACATGGCTACCAATTGGTCGAGGGCGGACAAGATGTTCTTGTGACCCGGCATTGCATAGTGCATGAAAGTAGAATCAATAAATTGGAGAATCCCTTTAGATGGGTGCCCTAATTTAGCGTTCTTATCCCAGTGATTAACAATCGTTGGATTGCCACCCGATTCATGCTGGATAACACTTTCGATATGACGAATGTCGCTAGCCGAAATGGAGACCCCAGCAATCTTAGCCGCTTCCCGAATCAAATCACCGGAAACCTTACCACCACTAGCCGTGCCAACGCCGTCCGAATCCATTACTAATGGTGCGAGGTGCTTTTTGATGAAAGAAAAGACGCCTGGGCCAAGTTCCTTCTTAACCAAACCAACTAAACCCTTGTCTGCCTTGGTATCCTTCTTCTTTTTGTCGTCCTCCGATTTTAAACCTCGGACACGGCCATAGATTGGCGTTCCAGGGAACGTAGAAACCGGACTCATCCCAATGTTAGGGTGTGAGCTTGGACTCATCGCCGACCAGTACTTACCATTTCCCGCATAGACACCAATATGTTCATCATTACCAATCAGGTCACCAGGGCGAAGCTGATCCTTGCTAATGTGCTGTGTCCGGGCAATCTGGTCACCAGAAAAATGCGGATACGAAATTCCGAATGCTTGCTTAAGAGCGTACATGACTAGGCCAGAACAATCGAAGCTATCCGGGCCAGTAGCGCCCCAGACGTACGGCTTACCAGTACCATATTTTTCAACGGCCTTTAGCAATCCGGTTGCATCACCACTAGCACCGCCAATGGCTTCGTTGATAACGTCCCAAACGGTCGCCCACCATTTCTGACCTTGCTTATCCGCTTGTTTTTTAAACACTGTTTCGAACGCCTTAGGCACATCACCCTTGATTTTTGGCTTTTTGCTGAATAGCGCTGCAAACGACTTATTAACGTTTGAGCTTAGCCGTTCAGCCAATTCGATTAATTGTTGATAACCACCGTTAACGCCTTTAAATAAAGATGAACTAAAAATGCCAGTCCCATCCGCGAAGTGCGTCAGTCCTGACATCTTAAACATCTTATTTTCAGTTGCGTTAAGCACGGCATCACCCGGCTCTAAATAATGCAGTACATTGTTGCCGGCCGGCTCGTAAGAGCTACCGTCAGCCTTAACCACCCGCTCTACATTGTTAGTTTCCGGCGAATCGTTACCGTCATTGAGCATGGCCAATGTGCCACGAGTTAAACGACCATTCTCGACTAATCCAGTACCACTAGCGAACTTAATCGGCGAAATGGTCTTGGGGGATCCACCGAATTTGCCGAGGACATAGTCAATGCCCTGGATACCGCTGTTAATGTAACCAGCAGTCTTGTGCATCCCTGAATTGGACAGGTCGGCAATGTCCTTCCAGACTGATTTCCAGTTAGAACGTAAAGCGTTGCCGAGCGACTTCCAGGTCTTTTCAAACGAGTTGCTGAAACTGTTCTCGGTTTTAAGCATCTTGTTGGTTGACGAGGATAAGTCACTCTCAATCTTGTTGACTTCCTTCTTTTCGTCGCTAGCAGCATCCTTCCAGAGCCGTTCCCAATCACGCTTAAAATTGGACTTAAAGCGATTGAGGTCGTGGACGATTGAATTAGTCATGTTATGGAACACTTTAATGAAGCCAGTGTTGCCAACCGCCTTATTTGCCACGTCAATTTGTTTTTTAATTTCTGTGCCAAATTTGGTTCTCTTAGCAGTCTTTTCAAGCTTGTCTAAATCCTTGTTAAGCTTGCTCAAGCCTTTGTTTTTTTCAATCGACTTCATCGATTTAGAAAGCGTCTTAAAGGACTTAGCTAGCGTTGAGATCGGCTTAGCCAGCTTGCTCCAATCTTTAGCGTCTTTGCTAATTTGATTGCTAATCTTCTTTAGCTCACTGACTGGATTGTATTTTTTCAAATCCTGTTTCAAACTCTTCAAAGATTTTCCAATCTTATTTTTACTTATAACTTTATCAAGCGATCTGATCCCCATGGTCAATTTACTAATAGATTTATCTTTACCAAACTTTGTAAATTCCTTGTATAAGCCAGTTAAAGACTTGTCTAATGTCTTAACCGTCTTGGCAAATGACTTCCAATCTTTAGTAGCAGATTTGAAAGCCTTATTCATCAATTTAAGGATCTTAGTTGGATTGTTATCTTTTAATCCTTTAGTAACCTTCTTCAAGTTGCTTGTAGGATTATTATTCTTTAACCCATTTTTGAGTTTCTTAAGATTGTCAGTAATTTTGCTCTTATCTAATGTTTTATTAAGCTTAGAAAGCTGGTCTTTTAACTTTTTAAACGAGTTCGATTTGTCAATGCTCTTCATCGCCTTAATTAAAGCAACTACTGAATCAGAGACTTTCTTACTCGACTTCCCGAATTTAGACCATTTGCTGTTATTCTTACTTATAGCTCTACTAATTTTATTAATAACCTTGGTTGGGTCGTTATCAGTAAGTTGTTTTTTGAGTTTCTTCAAGTTAGAACCAATTTTGCTGTTGCGCAATGTCTTATCTAATTTAGGTAAATCATGATTGAGCTTATTAAATGGATCCGACTTCATGGATTTTGAAAAACTGTTTAAGGCCTTGAAAGCTGAACCAATCCGCTTAATCGGTTTGGCCAACTTACCCCAACTACCGATGCTACTTTTAAGTCGCTTATTCATTGCCTTTAAGAGTTTGGTAGGATCGTTCTTTTTCAAAGCCTCTTTGAGTCCTTTGAGAGCCGTTTTATATTGTTTCATAACTGGAATTGCTGCTTTTAGATTTGCAATGTCCTTCTTCGAAACATGCGCAATTTTAGTGGTCTTCTTAGGCTTTTTAGCTTTTTTATTACCGCCACCTGTAATGCCACCAATCCATTTGCTAACTCCTTTGAATGGATTGTGATCGGAAATCCAACCGCCGATTTTGTTGAAGACGCCTGTAACTTTCTTCCAAATACCGTCAAGGATGTTGCCAACAAATGAGCCAATACCTTTAAAAACTTTAACGAAGGTTCTACCAATGCCATTTACTACATCCCTAAATGGCTTAAAATGCTTGTACGTTTCATAGACTGCCACGCCTAAAGCTGTAATCCCAGCAATAATCCAAGTAATAGGACTAGCCAAAATGGCGGCATTAATTGACATGATAGATGCCCATAAAGAACTCATGGCAGGAATTAGTGTAGTCATAGTTATATTACGCACTAAAGTAAATCCTCTAACTGCTAAACTAACAGCCTTACCGCCTACCCATTTAGCTCCTAAGATTGCATAACTTTTAAGATTACCTATGCCGGTAATAGATGCTCTGGCCAGTTTAACAACAGTTCTTCCTGTCCATTTGGCTGCTATAATGGCAGAACTCTTTAATTTGCCAAAGCCACGAACGCTCGCTTGAGCTAGTTTAACAACTGTCTTACCTGTCCATTTAGCCGACATAATAGCGTAACTTTTTAATTTGCTAAATCCTTGGACAGCGGTTCTGGCTAATTTAATGATCGTTCTTCCTGTCCACTTTACAGCAGCTATAGCTTTTGCCTTCATTTTTCCAAATTTAGCAACCGCTCCCTTAGCTATATCTAGTGTCTTCTGTCCGACCCATTTAACGCCTAATTTAATATTTTTGGGTTTTAATAATGAAAAAACACCTTTAATCGCCTTAAATGGTATGCTAACAATACTCTTTAAGCCTTTGTAGATGTCCCAAATCGTGTGTGCCGCGCTAACCATCTTTTTGGCCATAAAGTACGTTACTAACACCTTACCAACGTTCTCCACAGCATCTTTATGTTTAGAAATTTCTTTTAGCCCTTCGGCAACACCTTTAATGCCATCTGACTTGACGCCTGGAATCATCTTAAACATCCCAGTAATCTCATCCCAAGCACCTTTGCCGACTAATCCAACAATCTCTCCAATCGAACCGAAGATGTCAACGATGCTGGACTTGTTTTTGTCAATATAGTGCACCATGCTAGCGACGCCTTCGGTTACCTTGCTAATTGCTCCGGACACCAGTTTGGCATACTTTTCCATCATGTCGTCAGACATCAAATCACGTAGATCCTTCGCCGCACTCTTGGTGAGCTTGAAGGACGAGTTCATGATTTTACCAGTTAAAACTTGCCATCTGGATTGCATGTACATGGTCATGCCTTGGAACGAAGTCATTGCTTCGGCCGTACCACCTTTGTACTTCTTGCCTAGATAGTCCAGCGCATCGGTGAATTGTGTAGCCGTCATTTTCCCTGCCGCACTCATTGCATAGAGTTGCTTCATTGACTTTCCGGTTGCCTTTTGTAGAGCTTCCCCAAACATTGGGAACCGATTAATCATTACGGCCATGTCTTCGGCGGAAGCCTTCCCACCAGCGACAATTTTGGCGAATTGTTCACCTGATTCGGCCAGTGCGTCGTTGCTCATGTGGAGCGTCGACCCTAGGGCAACGAATGCGTTAGTCCAGTCCTTAGTTTCTTTAACGTTAGAATGGACGTGGTAGAACGATTGTGCCATTCGGTCAATGGTGTCGGCCGCATAGATAGAGTGTTGCGACAGGTTGTTAATGTAGTCGACCAGCTCCTTACCGTCACGTGGTGCTTCGGTCGTTAATGCTGTCCACACGGTGCGCATGGTATCTTGCTCTTTGTTGTAAGCCATACCAGCTTGGGTGGCCGCTTTTAACCCGTTAACAATCGCGGTAAGTCCATTAGTAATTAGCGTGCCAGCGAAGGTTCCGGCCATAACATCCCGAATGCGGTGGGTGTGCTCCTTGAACGTGTCAATCTGCCTTGTTACGCCTTTGATACCACGATTGAAGCCACTAAAATCAGCCTTAAATCTCTGTTTAACCGGGTTCTTGAACTTTTGACGGCTCCGGTCAGCACGACTAACTTTTTCGTCAAATTCGGTCGTGTCTGCCTTTATAACTTGTTTAACCGTCTTACCCATCTCTTCGCGAATGCGATCATGAACAGACCTTGCTTTGTTGGCCATCTTGTCAGCATTCGCCGTGAAGTCCTGATCCATCTTGTCGCCGGTGTTAGTGCCTAGATTGGTTAACAGGTTCTTTATGCTTTCATAATCCGGGAGGAACTTCTCCTTGTGCAACAGCACATCGATGTTAATTGTTCCATCTGCCATTTATTAACCTCCCTTCTCTCTTTATTTCTGTAACTATTGACCTTGCTTAGCTTGCACGGCCAGCATGTTGAACATTGACCCGATTGCATCATCAACAGCACTGGTGCTTTGTCCTTCTAGGGCATAATAATTCTGCTTTTCAATAAGGCTAGTCAGTGCGTTGCCTTCAAGGCCTTCAGTACTGCTTTGGCGAATATCAATAATCCGCATTAATGGCGATTTAGCTGATAAATTATTAAATAGCGCTCTGAACTTTTCCCAACGCAATTTATCCATCTCATCCAGCAGGTCGATGCCATAATCAAAAATAAAAGACGCATAGATTGCCTCTGCGTCTTGCGTGTAACTAAATGATTTAGGCGAAGGGCCAGATTGGTCATCGCCCTCGATGTTGTTATATGGTTCCTGGTGAATATAGTCGTTGAGGTCTCCTAACGCCTTAACGGCTACTTCATAATCATCAGCTGTTTCGAATGTCAGACCAAAACCGTCAAAAAAGTTCTGCCATCCAAGTTCCACTTTGGCAGTCCATTTCAAATCGTCATTCTCACTGACTTTATACCATTCCAGAACGTTGTTAAATGCCAGTTTAAATTCCACTTCGCCAATGCCGGTCATCATTGTTGATTCAAGCTTGTCGGTTAATGACAGCATGACTATCGCCTACTTCTTGGACTTAGACTTGATTTTTGTCTGGTCAAGATACTTGTTAATTTCGCCAAAAATCGTAGCAAGCGCCCGAGTTGAGTTGTGGCAATATTCATAAATTTCTTGGCCAGCATTGTCACCGAAATATTTGTCGAAGAATGGAATGATTGCATCCCGAATTTCTGCATATTCGTCGCGAGCAAAGTCTAATTGATCATCAACCGGCATTTCATTAAATTCTTCCTCGTCCATCTTGTCGAGATTTTGTAACGATTTAGTTACGGTTAGTTCAACCCGTTGGATTTCTAGCGCACATTCATCGTCATAGGTTAATTTACGTTCTTTGCCTGCGATACGGAATGAGTAAACTAGTCCTAATTGATTATCAATGTTAATTGCCATGTTAATTCGCTCCTTATTTGTAATGGCCGCCCCAATCCGGTATTGTGCATTTATTCGGCGACTTTAATTGTTGTGTTAAGCTGCGGCGGTAACAGTTACCGCACACTTGTCAGTTAGTCCTCCATCATCCGTTGTGACGGTGATGTTAGCCTTACCTTCGGTCACTGCTGTGATTGTGCCGTCGTCGGCTACAGTGGCCACAGCTTCGTTGTCCGAAGCATAGGTCACCTTCTTATTTGTAGCGTCCTCTGGTGCAACTGTAGCGGTTACCTGTTTGGTGTCACCCACGGTCATTGACGCCGCCTTTTGTGATAGCGTTACGCCAGTAACTGCTACGCTTGCGTCTGGCACATTAAATGCTGGCACGTCGACCTTATCGGACGTGTTAGTACCATCGGTAAATGCTACCTGGTAATCACCAGCCGCTACCTTAGTACCTGGCGCTAATCCTGTGATAGCCACCTGGCACGTGCCGGTGTCGCCTTGTGCAACTGGCTTGCCATCCTTGTAAGCCACCAATGATTGATTACTCCTATCTGCCATGTTGGCACCTCCTAATTAGCATTAACGGTTGCCCCGTCTTTGTTCGGTGTAGTTGAGACACCGGACGGGGAATCTATTTTCCCAATTGTCCACCATCGCCGGAGATGATTCCGTTTTGGCCAGTGCCGTCATCATTGTTAGTTCCATTCGTTCCAGGTACCGGTACACCATTCATCGAAAGCGTGAACGAGAATGTTTGGCGGGCATTAGCATTTCCACCAAATGGCACGATGGATGTCAACGTGCAGTTTGCAGTAATTGTATTTCCACCTTGATCAGTCCAGCGAACTAACGTACGTAAGGCATCGCCCATTGCCATGAAGCGAGCTGCAATATAATCTTGTGCTGGATCACCAACGACGCGTTGACCAGTAATGGCAAATGTAACTCGTTTTCCAGTTTCGTCTGTATCACCCCAGCCTTTGCCGTTCCAAAAGTTTTGCGTTTCAGATGTCGCATTAGCAGCAGGCGTCATTGACAAGATTCCTTGCGAAATATTTGCCCAATTAGCATTTTTAACATCGTCGCCTTCGGCCGTTGGGTCTTGACCACCGTTTAGATCAATTTCTAGTTTGTTGACCCAGTTTTCTGGGCGTTTTAAAGTCTTTTCAGGCATTTTAAATTCCTCCTATTTTTTCTGCGTAATGATTTGCACAAAAAAATTGAGCATGTAATCTGTGTAACCTTGCTCGTCCTGTTCGGACATGGAAGGCAATCCAGTCTGCTCAATTTCTTCAAAAATATAACTTTCGTCAGCACTAGGGATGTCATCGGCCATCTCTAGAAAGTTGCTGATTTCCCACATGAATTTGTCCGCTTTTTCAGCGTCTTTTGTTCGCATTGCAACAGTGTAATTCATGCGCTTAGTTTTGTTTCCTGACCAATCCTCGTCGATGGTTGAAGAACCAGGATCAGGCACTAATCCTATGCACTCCCCTGGCTTTAGATAACCAGCGATTACTGGATATGGCAGGTCGCACTGGTCGTTGATTGTTTCGACCAATCTCACAATTAAGTCCATTAGAGCTTACTCCCCTCAATAAAGGCGTGTTCGATGTTGCCCATCTTTTGGCTATCACCTTTTACACGCAAATCCCAGCGTCGACTAGTGCCAGGCGTGGTATAGTGCTTGACCTTATGGCCGTTAATTACGCCGTAGAACTGCGCCTTAGCATAAGGTACGTGGTAAACGACTGAATGACCACTCACGTTTAACGTGGCGCTTTGCCGTAATGCATTAGTTCGTTTTGGCACGAATTGTTGCATCTCGGTCATGGCCTGATTGACTGCCAACTTCTCGCCATTGTTAAAACGATCGGGAACCTTGTTAAATTCACTCAAATTCAAGTCCACATTGAAAGCCATCACAGCACCTCCAATTCGTACGAATAAACGTCATTGCTGTAGGGATGCCGATTGTCAACGATGTTGGTAACGGTGTACTCTACGTCTTCAAATATTAGCTTGTAGTTATTGACCGCATCATGTTTGAGCATTGGCAATGGCGTTGTAATTCCTGAATAAAAAAAGACTATGGCGTTGGCCACAATCTGTCGGTCGTTATTCGTTCCGGAATAGATTGTCTGTGGTTGCACCACACAATTCCGGATGATTACCTTCTCATATTCAGGATTACCCCAGGCATCAACATCCCCAGTCGGCGCCTTAAGCGTCACCGTCTGCATTGCCATGCGTTTTGGTATCTTCGGTATCATCTGTATGGCACCCCCCTGTACATCAGTCCCCAGTAAGCTAGAATACTGATTGCTTCATCTGGCACAGCAGTCCTGCCGTATGTTGCTGATACTCCATTGGTCTCAATGTGAGTTCGGCCAATAGAGATGCTCTTCACATCGCCGGAAACAACATCATTCGAATTCGTAACCCCAGTTTGGATTGCAAAGTCAATAATTAGGCATAACGCCTGCTTAAATGCTGACGCTCGTCGATATCGAAACTTTTTGTTCGATTTGACATCATCGGTTAGGTCATGTAAGCCACCCGCATAGAAATAATGAGTTACTGCATCAATCTGAATTTCCGCTTTAGGCAGCTCTTCATTGAATTGTGTTTCAGTTATCTCCGTGCCAGACATAATGTCCTTAAATTCTTCATACGTTAAGTAATGCATGATCACATCCCCTTAACTAGATGTCACTAAAGCGCCGTCTTTCTGCACTTTAACCGCAGGGGACGGCGCATCTATTTTGACGCTGTACCGCCTTTGAGTGAGACATAGATGCCATCTTGTTTTTGACTCTTAACAAACAAATCATGGTATAAACGGTTTTGGTAAAGGTATCCATCGCCCTCGGTATGTTGGCCAGGTGCGAACATGTAAATAGCGTTTTCCTTAACGATCGGAATAACAGCAGGCTTAGCAACAAATTCAAAGTTGATGGATTTAGCGTCATCCGTTACCTTGTAACCTTCGGTGAAGTCGTACTTGTCATAGAAGCGACTGTCATCCCATACTTCTACAAGTTGCACCCCGTCAATTGATGTGACCCGTGATTCTAGCGCAGTTAAACCAACGTTTTGGTTGGTGATTGAGCGCGTGAATTCATTTGAGCGTTCTAGCAAGTCCATAGCTTCACTTGATACGAAGCCAACGATGTTTTGCGGGCCATATTTGCGGAGTGGCAAAATGGATGCTTTCATACGGCTATATACGTTGTCCACGGTTAATGTTTCTTCGGCTGAATTGCCAGCAGTCGTAGCTTCACTAGCAATCTTTGAGAAGCGGTATGCGTCTAATTCTGGTTGAACATGCTCTTCAATAAATGTCTTAGAGATGTTGGCCACTGCTAAATCTTGATTAGTTTCATCAACATCTTGGCGGTCGATAAAGAATTCAACATCCCGGTCTTGACCCATGGTGTAGACTTTCTTTTCGTTTTGAACGGAACCGGTATTAAAGCCTTTATCACGTGAGTGGTCTTTTAGTCCCGTCGTTGTGATCGTTGTTAATGTAAATGAACGACCACCGTTAACCAGTTGCACATCTGGAACTCCTAGAATCGTGGTTAATAATCCTTGTTCAATCTTTTGATCAAAAATGCCACCATCTTTGGTGACGTAGTTATATGCTGTTGGCATAATATTCCCTCCTATTTATCTGTTTTTAAGCCCAGAGCTTTGGCCACTTCGTCTTGTTGAACAGGTGCTCCCCCGTTGGGGTTTCCCTTTGGGAATGGATTAGGCTTGTCTGGTTCTTTGGATTCAAAAAGGTACCCATCAGATTTTTTGACCGCGTCTAATTGGTCTTTTAATCCGTGGATACCATCGTCATCCAGCTTGATAGCATCGCTATCCAATAGGGCTTTAATTGCCTTAGGATTGCGGGCCCCTGCCTTCATCAATTCCATATCAATTGCACTGCTCTTCTTAACCTCGTTGAGTTCGTTAGCAGCGTTTTGTTTGGTTTCATCAAACTTGCTCTGCAAATCATCCAGCTTGCTCTGCAACTCTTCGCTATCCTTTTGCGATTCTTTGAACTTCTTCAAATCTTCTTGGTTTGCGTCCAGTTGGCTCTTGAGCGAATCACGTTCTTGTTCAGCCGCGGTCTGTTTAGCACGCACATCGTTCAATTCTGCTGAATGAATCGCCATCACACTGTTAACTTGCTCATCGTTAAGTCCTAGCTCTTGTAACTTTTCTCGTTTCATATTCACCAATTCCTTTCGAGTTTTTATACGGAGCAACGACTCCGAATTTTTGGCATAAAAAATAAGCAGTTTAACGACATACTTAGGTCGAAATATTTACTTGTATAATTTTTCCCGCGAATAATCACGGTATAAGAAATCGTTATCCTTAACTAATTGGCGAATCCTGCCACGGTGAGTGGCTAGCATGTTCTTGTAATGATTAACCTTCTGTTCATCATTTAACCGCTTGGCTACTTCTAGCATTTTCTTGTCACGCCGGACATTACGCTCTAACGCTCGTTGCTGTTGCCGGATTTGACCGTTTTTAATGGCTTCGTCCGGGTCATGTGGTTTAAACGAGTTAGTGCTAACACCTTTAACATAAGGAAACAACGAATGATGGCAGTTAATGCCCTGGGTGCCGGCTGGTGTACCATAGCCGTGGTCATAAATCGTATCGTATTCGTTGTCAAAGTTAGGGTCATCCCTTGGCACTCGATTCAGGATGTGGCCCTGAATTGGTGCGCAGGCTGGCCGGGATGCGGCGTGGCTGTCCATGGTAACCAGCGTTACCCCGAACTCATTCATTGAATTCATCCGGGTCTCGTTAAACGTCCGGTGTGCTGTAGTGTTGACTACTGACCTCACATAGCTATCTAGCGCCCAACGACGCCCTACTGAATCAACTAGATTAGTTTCTAATCCAGAATCAGCCAACTTATAAATGGCATCGTTAACGGCTCTCTCGTGCGTTTTAAGACCGCTTATTGTCTCTACAGTTGATTGATTGACCACTTTCCTAAACGCACGCACAGCCGCGTTATTGGCTTGATTATTGCCACCTAGCGTCTCATTAGTGACGTTGTTAATGTCCTTGTACGTTTGATTTAGCAAATTGCTTAGGATGTTGCTGTTATCCGGCATCACTTTGGGATGCACGTCCGTAAGATGTTCCAGTTGACGGTTAATCTCATTGTTAATCGTCCGGCCATCGTCCAGGACTAGTGAGCGAATCTGTGATTCAGCTTTGCCGGTAACGTCTGCTAGCAATTCGATAGTTTGATTACTTAGCAAACCAGCCTTTTTTAATTGTTCGGCTTGCCACAGTAGCACGTTGCTTGAATCGACCTTGTCCGCTTTAGATGCACCGATTAGATTAATGATTCTGAAAATAATTTGTTGCTGTAATTCGCTGTAAAGGTCAACGATGGAATCTGCCTTGGACGACATGTTTTTCTCGGTAATCAATCACCATCACCACCGCCCAGTTCCGTGTTTTGCTGTCCACCAACTGTGTCAGCGTCCGGTTGTTCAGCTTGGATTCTAGCCAACTCTTTCTTGGCGTCGTCTTCGGACAAACCATAATTCCGTTCTAAGAATGTAGTTTTGGATAATACGCCCGCTACCACGTTCTTTAGATCTTCGTCCATTTGTTGATCCTTATTAACAAAAACGCCATCATCAAAGTGAATCTCGATGTCTGGCAACTGCTTATTTAAATCATATTTATAAATGGCAGGGCCATCTCCAAAAATGTCCTCATTGCTAGCCAACTCCAGAATCGACTGGATTAATTCATTAATCGCCTTCTCAACCATGGTCAAGTAACTGGAACGGGTCTGATAAGTCATGCTGTTGTTAGACACGACTTCTGTCGCCGTCTTAAGTCCGTCGCTAGTGTAACTAAACGTACCCGTCGACAACCCGATTTGCGTTTCAAATTCCTTTAGAAAGTGGTCAATCGCATCAGTATATTGGGTTGTTCGAATATCGGTGGTCATATCTTGCAACAGGTTTCCGCTATTAATATCACCGTAAAAACCTTGGTAAACGTTCTGGTCAGAATCAAATAATGGGGGATGGATCTCATCCTCGTTGTCGCCATGCTCCATCGGTCTTAACATGCTGTAATCGACTGCAATTCGGCGTTGACCAAGGTTAATCTCCCAATAGAACTGGTCATGCGTCCGGTTAATTGCATCAATTACCGTCTTAGCATTGTCAACAATGCCCGTACCGAGTGGGCTCTCAATTGAGATGTTGTTTGCACCCGGTGTTTTGAAGTACACAAACAACGGCCGGGTTAAATTATGGAGTACAGTTTCATCATCTAAATCAGCGTACACATCTAGCGTGTTTAACGGCACTTGTCTGCCGACCTCTTCCTTGTTGTCTGAGCGGTAGAGTTCGTTAGTAATGTGATAGTCGCCACTCTGTTCATCCCATTCATGGAACTCCAGCAACGTATAATAGATGTTAGTATCGCGCTCAATCCGTTGTGTTCGGCTGGTAATGACTGCATCACTGATGTTGTTAGTGTTGGAATGCAGGGGGATGAATTGGTCGGCCCGAATCCACGCAATCTTAATCTTGTTGCCGTCCACATAGGGACGCATCGCAAAGCCACCTAATGCCGTGCCCTTTTCGAGATTTTCCTCAAATAAATTAAAGAAGTTGTTATCGTTCAGCACCTGATTAATCCACGTGTTAGTCTGGTCATCACTGTTGATCGCAATCGTACATTTGCTATTGAACACAATCGAAGCAATTCGTCGTGCAGCTAACTTAGCTACGTTCAAATACTCGAATGGCCGTTTGCGTAACACGCCATTACTGTTGAGATACTCCACATCATCGAAGTCCCCAACATAATAGCGGATATCATCATTAATACGCTGAATCTCGCTGATTGGTAACTCAATCCGTGGGTCGTCAGTTAGGTTGACCAATGTCTTACCTAATCCCATTTGCATCCCTCCTTTTTTGAAAAATGATTTTATTTTCTGAATTAAATCCATTGCCTCACCACCTTAGTATTTGAGACCGAGGTCACGTTCGTTGTCCCGACACATGTACTGGAAATTATCGCAGGTATGGTCATCTACTTTGATAACCTTTGGGTCGTCTGATTCAATCGTTTCTTCTTTCCACTGGTACTTCTGGTGTTCAGGGATGAAGTACTTAAGATTGTTGTCCGTAGGCAAATAAAAGAACCTGCCCTGTGCGAGTAGGTTCTGAACACGGTCAATCATGTCGACCTTCTTCAATTTCTGAACCGGACGCCAACGTACGCCATAATCCCGATAGTATTGGTTACGCAAAGCACCCTCGGCTGAATCCATTGTCATCCGAACAATCTTGTGACCATACTCGCGACGCATTCGTTGAACAAAATGATACAGGTCATCAGACAGTTCTTTCGGTGATTTCTTGTTCGTTTTTCCAGCTGGTGAATAGTAGTACGTATCCAGCAATACAACTCGGCGCTTACGAGTTAAGGCGTAACAAGAGCAGGTTGTCGCCGAAACCTCATGCCCGGTATCAGCCGAGATGTACATCCCCATAATGTAGTCATCGTTAGGGATGGCGTCCAATTCATGGAATAGATCCATATTGTAGATGTTAGTACCTAATCCGACTGCTTCGCCCAGGTACATCCAACGATAATAATCAGGGTCGTTTTCTTTGACTTGGTTAATCTCGGCAATGTAATCATCCGATAACACGCCCAGTTCATCGTCTAAATAGGTCGAGTGGTCGAAATACCAGCCTGGTAAGCCCATCCGCTGGTCGTGCCACTCGTTAATCCAATCAAACGGATTCTTAGGGGGGTTATACGAATAATACGTAACCACATGCTTGCCCTCCGGTAGCCTTTTACGTGTGAATGATGCGCGAACGGTATCGACTTCATCCCAGCTATCGAATTCGGCTAGCTCTTCGAACCATAGCCAACGCACATAACCTCGGGCGATAATCATCGATTTAAGTTTCTGTGGATCGTCCACCCCACTAAAATAAAACGCCGTGCCGGTTGCCTTGTGGGTAATCCGATAGGGCGATTTCTTGAACGTAAATAAATCCTGTACATGCAATTCGTAAATGGCCCACTTAATCTGCTCATACACCGATAGTTCAATATTGTTGGCTACTTTCCGCATAATTAGCGCATTACCTTGTGGGTCGGATAGAAACTCCATGAGCAGTTGCAAACTAATCACGGAAGACTTGGTCGAACCACGGCCGCCCTCAAACACTTTGTTAAGCGCATCTGAATACAATGCCCGGTCAAAGTGCGGGTTAATCATCTGGTTAACATTCACGTTAATCGTCGTCATGTGGTTCACTCCTGTTCGTGCGAATGAAGTTAATCGTGACATTATCGTCCTCATCGTTAGAGACTTGGTCAGCTTTTGATTGTGCAATGTCCGCTTCGGCCTTAGCCCGCTTGCCTTCATCGCTAATGTGCAACAAGTTAGTAATACGGTCGAGTGAGTTCAGCATTGCGTCTGAGTTAGCCTTTCGCAATCCATCCATAATGATGTCAGCTTTGGCAGCATCGTTTACGAACGTCAATTCTTCGACTACCGTGTCCAACGACCATTTATGCTTAGCCGCTACTTCTCGCTGAATGTTAACAATTCTTTCATCAATTTTAGGATTGCTTCTTAGCCGTGAAGCTTTAACTCTAACTGCATTGGTATCAACAGCTACTTGATACGCAATCATATAAGCCCGATATAACGGCAATCTTTTAGCACCTACTAATTGACAAAACAGTTCTTGCTTGGCATTTAGTTCATCATCCGCACCTTCATTTTTGTGTGCACCCTTTTCTGATTTTGTGTGCACCCTTTTTTCAGGTGGGGATGCACCCTTTTTGGATCCACGTTGCCAACCATAACGGTTCTTCCACGATTTAACGGTATTAATCGAAACATCGTACTTTTCAGCAATGTCCTTGTACTTCATTCCTGATAAGTAATCTTTCTCTGCTTGTTCTTGTTTACTCATCACATATCACCACGCCTCCTTTTGAGTACTAAAAAAGCCATGCCTATTCACATGACTTTCAACGTTATTTATTCGCCTTTTTTCGCTCTTTCCCATTCTTTTTTAAAATAAACAGATGAATCTTTTACTCCAGTATTAATTAAATTAGAAATGTATTTATCTACGACTGTATAATATGAACTTTTCAGTCCAAAAGATTGACTCTGCCCGTATTCATAATACGCTCCTATGTAGTTAAGTTCTCCAAAGATTAGTTTGACGTATTTTAATAACGGTTCATTGCTCTCGTTGTCTGGAACATTTAATAATATTTCGTAATATATTCGTCTTGTTTTGGCCATTAATTCGGTCATCTGATTGTTTAATTTCTCTTTTTCTTCTGGCCTTTTTTCTGTAGCAAATTTAGAATACACATAAACATATTCACTAAACACTTGGTAATATTCACTCAGGATCCGTTTAATATCAGCCATCCACGTTATCCTACTTTTTGAAATCAAATCCGCCCTGAACTTTCTACGGTTATCCCAAGCATTAATTGCTAAAGTAATTATTGCGATAATTGCTGTAAAACCTGTCCATGCAAATTTTTCATTGCTATCTTGAAATAAATATTGGTATAAGTATGTGTCTTTATAAGATATCCATCTGATTACTAAATAACCTATAAAAATTGTTACTAATGTTGCAATAGTAACAATGAATAAATGTTTCCACAGCCATTTCAAAATTTTCATTAAATACACTCCTAAACGTTCTATCATGTTGATTATACCAAATTAAATTTTTATTTTTGTCACTGCCTCCAATCAATTCGGATTTTATCGTGGCATTCTTTATGCACAATAAAAGGACGGTCCGCTTTAGGATCGTCCTTCTTGTGATTTTGTTTAAATTGCTTGTCAAGATCACTAAATATTCTTATCTCAGTTGGACTAATATAGCCCCATTTCGTCATTTTCATATAATCACCCTATAAGGCAATGAGGAATCGAACCTCATCACGCTTTCCACACGTCAAACCATCTACCTTGCCTTAGCTTTCAACTCGGAGCATTTGCGATTTAATATCGCAACGTAGATGGCAGGATCCGAACCTGCGACTTCCTGATTAACAGTCAGGTGCTCTACCAACTGAGCTACACCTACAATTTGCCGAAGGATTGAGGTTGATGGGCAAAATATATAAATCTAATGGAGAAACGCAGTAAGGAAATCTATTAATTGGTATCCCTCAATCCTTCGACACTAACATTCTAACGCCTTTTTTGCCCCAAAAATTCCGACGTTTTTCCGATAAAATTCCGCTCTTTTTCCGACGTTTTTCCGATTTTTTCAATCCGATAAGTATTCATGGAGATCAGTTTCTCCAAAAGTTTGGTATTCGTACGAGTCTGCAAAAGCGTTTAGTGCGTATTTTTTATAGTCGTCATATCTTGATGATGTCATGTGGAATCTCCTGTAACACCAACTATTGCTCTGCTTCTCTATTATGTTATACATGATGATGTCCTTAGACATTTCGTCTAATGCCCTAATGGCCTTAACGACTTTTTCATAATCAACCTGTTTTTCAATAAAATCGGTTAACTTTTCTTCTGAACTATTATCAAATGACGGTGATTTTGGCATCCCATCAATCACAACAGCTTTGATTCCCGCTGGATTGTTGCCTGCCCGTCTACAGATGCCTGGATAATCATATTCAAAAAACTTTTTAACCTTCCGTGCTGTCCCCTTGCGGTCTATTTGTGGTATTGCCAAAACGTCCATCCCCCATAGTCTCCTGTGTGCTATAATTAGATTATTGGTTGGTCTCATAGCATTGGAGCTGTGGGGCTTTTTTGTTGCCTAAAAGAAAAATTGGAAGAGAAATATAATCCCTCTAATAGCTGATAAAACCGCTGCCCAGGCTATTAGGGTTATCATTAGCCATCTAATTAGCCCGTATGCAAATTGAAATATATCTTTCATTTAATCACCCCTAACTAAGTAAAAATAACGCCAACACAGCAGTTACTAGTGTGCCAACTGGGTGCGCCACGAATAACATCAACGCGGCCACAACAAGCAAACTCATTAGTAGCTTAATTTTCATTTTGCATCCCTCCTTTAATTTTTTGTGTACAATACAACGGCTACATAATATTCTCGGTAGTTGTTTACGCCTGTTGAGATAGAAACTTGTTGTATGTTATGATCAGTCGCAAATTCATTAATTTCATTTTCTAAAAAATTTCTATAGTCGTTTTCGAAAATCTTAACCATCATCCATCCCCCTATTGCAGTTTTATTTACGATTTATATGCTGTACTTCAATAATTCCATCACGAGACGAGATAAGTATTCCACGGTGGTCACCTGTAAAACATGCATCCCCATACATATATTCAGGCTTAAAGAACTCCTCGCGCATAGCCTTAACAAGCCTATCTACCGTTTTATCGTCGATTTTGGGCTTGTTTGGGAAAGCCTTATCCAGACGCTGCCATTTTTCTAATTGAGGTTTGTTCAATCTTCTACCTCCTCAACTACATAGCCATTTGCAACTGCGTTTAGTATTAAAACCTGATGTTCAACACTGCTCAACCAATCAAAATGTTCGTCATCATCACTAAGGTTCTCAACTAACCAATAAATCGTACTCAATTTATCTTTAAATCCGTATGTTGCATATTCTTCTATCCAGTCAGCAACAAATTGTGGAACTCTAACTTTCTTTGGTGTAGTTTCATCTAATTCTTTGGCCAAACTTAAAGCATTTAAAATTCCTTTATCATAGGCTTCATCGTTTTCCGATGGATATGGTATATTAAAATGACGTAACTCTAGTTCTTCGATGTACTCGTCTTTAGTCATTGCTTATCTCCTAAAACGGCAAATCATTATCGTCGATGCCGAAATCGTTATTATTCTGGCTATAATTGTTAGTAGGTTGTCCGAAATTGTTATGCAAAGCATCGCTAGCGTTGGATTGCTGGCCACGTTGTTGGCTTTGTTGCTTTGGTTCAAGCAACGAGAAACTATCTACAACCACTTGTGTAGCATACACGCGTTGACCTTCCTTTTCGTACGAACTAGTTTGAATCCGACCATCAATCCCGACCAATGATCCTTTGTGGGTAAAATTACAGAAGTTTTCGGCCGCCTTTCTCCAGACAATACAGCTGATAAAGTCCGCTTCTCGCTCGCCATTAGCGTTGGTGAACTGCCGGTTCACGGCCATAGTAAAGTTGGCCACCGCCATCCCTGATTGGGTATAACGGATTTCTGGATCCTTGGTTAGGCGTCCGACTAATACGGTTCGATTAATCATCCCTACTTCCCTCCAAATCTATCTTCAAATATGTCTTTAAACACTTCTTTTAATTCATTCGGGAAGTCTTTTTCATCAACATTGTTCATGCAACTGTGTTCCGCCTTATCACGTGTTACCCATTCCATTGAACGATTAAGCATGTTGTTATCCAGCTCGTTAATGATTCTTCCTCTGGTTTGGACAGGTGCTGAATTGATAAACTGGTTAATCAAAGCAATAATCCCTTTAAGAATTGCTTCTCCATTACCCATTAGGTAAGCTTTACCGCTATCAGTTGAATAAGATATTTCAGCATAGTTGCCTTCGTCCGACCTTTCTAAACAATCCATAATTTCATCAAACGTCATTCCACTATCCAACGCTTGTCTGATTAATGTTTTCTCTTTTTCGCTCATTTTCTGATCCATAATTTCCTCTAACTCCAATCTTTTTAAGTGTTTCAACATCTAATTTCACGCCTTCTACCGGGACATGATAGCGCATCGAAAACCGATTCGGCCCAATTGTCTCAATCTCACTATGATGGTCGCGGCACAATGCCATCACGTGGCGCTTGGTGTGGTCAATCTTGGTCCTATCCATGCCACTACCAATTGGCTCCACGTGGTGGATGTCCGCATGCTTGCTACAAATTGTGCAAATCCGATGCCGACAGCATTGGAACAGGTAATACTCTTCCTCACGCGGTAGCAATTCATAGCCTTTTTTGAAAGGAACTCGCCAGGTAAACATGAAGTCGATTACTAAGTCTAGGAGCACGTTAGCATCGCTCACGGTTGACTTGGTGTCGTCTGCCAAACTAATAGTCTTGCCAGCCGTGTAAATCTCGTACTGCGTGTAAAACATTTCTTTTAGAAAATCCTTTGGTTCGAAAGACCACAGTTCAATGTCGTGTAACAGAGCGAAGAACAGGCGCCGTTGCTTAACTCTCGCCTTACGTGGGTCGGCTACCTCAAAATCGATGTAGAACTGGCCACGTGCGCCGCTCACTGTTTCTATATGGTCTTGATTTAAAGGGTGATCCAGGTGGATGATCAAGTCATTACCACGTTGCTCTGCTCTTGCTCGTTGCACAATCTCACCTGCTTTCTCTTCTAGCTCTTAGCTTGGCCAACTTGGCATTAATCTCTTCCGTGGTTGGGACAGATTCAGCATTACTAGGCTCTGGCACTGTAGTTTCATCCTGGGCCCAATCCGGTAGAGTCTCTCTAACAGTAACTGGTCGTTTACGGTTTGGTGCTGTGTCAGGCGTCGTGTCGTATTCGTCTTCCCAACCCTTTTGCCGGAACCAGGTGCCACCATGCTTGATGTAGCGCTTAGGGGTGCCCTTAACTTTGATTTCTGCGAGGTAATTATTAATGCCTTGCCGAATATCATCATCGGTAACACCAGCTTTGATCGAACTGCTGTAGGACTTCCATGCTGTTTCTTTGCCTTTTTTGTTGGGATACAGCGTCCACAGTGATTCAAACTGGTCACGGTGCGCCACCGGCTTAGGTGGCTTTGCACGGTTTTTATTTATATTTGTATTATTATTTGTAGTACTAGTTGTAATACTATCTCCCCAATTTTCTGGTATAGGGTTATCTAGATTTTTAGCATAGGTACCCTTGTTTTCTGGTGTAGGGTTATCTAATTTTTTAGCATAGGTATTGGGATTATGAGTTAGGCTGTCAGTAATAGTAATTCGGCGCTGTTTAATCTGCCGACTACCATCCTTATAAACCACCGTTCGAATGATGTGTCCCCTTTGCTCTAATCGCTTAAGCCACGTCTGAACCGTTGATTTAGCAACCTCATATAGGTCAGCAAAATAGGAATCACCCGCCCAACAATAACCATCTTTCTTGGTTAGCGCCGTAATCTCTCCGTATAAAAGAATCGCATTAGGTTGCAGTTTTCTGTCATACCGGACACTGGCCGGTATAATAGCGTAGTAGTTTGGCTTCTCATCAAGCATGAGTTGTCACTCCCCTGTTGTTTAGCCATGCGTCTAAATCATCAGGTGCGGTCTTAGGTGCTTGTTTCCGTGGCTTGTCTTCCACTTGTTTAATCTCCTCATCCAGGTGGTTAACTAGCATAACGGCTTGACTGCTGGTCAGGTCTTCTAATTTAGTTAAGTGCACCATTGCAAGATAACGTTGTGCTTCGGCGTCTGCATTAGTGCCCTTTGCTTGGCTAAGTTTTGTCAATTTGTCATTGACCAGTCGTAATTGTGGCTGGCTAATTAACGGATCAGGATTATTAGATTGAGGTTTAGGCTTAGCTGTCTGCGGTCGTGGTGCTTGTGCCCTAGGTGCTGTAGCTGTAGCCTTAGCTTTAGCACGATTGCTAGTTCCTTGTGACTGTTCTCCATCGTCATCCGTTTCGCTGTTGATGCCGAACGCTGTGCCTAATGAGTAACGCTTGGCATAGGTTAGCGCACTGCCAATTGCTTGTGGGTCTCCACCAGTCTTAATCTCTAGCCACGAACCGACCTGCTCATAACCGTTGCTAGATAGTAGTGTTGTTCGAACTCTAATGGTTCCGTTCTTAACTTCCGAATCTTGATTCCAGGTTAGCCCCGTCCCTTTTAACGCTTCGTCTATCGACTTAATCAAATCTTCGAGACGAACGTAATCATACTTTTTTTGTCCTGCCTTAGTACGGAAGTTAACGTGCCCGTTTTTAGCCGGCGGCTTAACTTTACTGTGGAATTCTGCTAATTCCTGATTAAACTTGGCTTTCAATTCATAGATGTATTTCACATTTTCTAATTGCGATAAATCCAGTTTTTCAAGTAAATCACTCATAATTAGACAGCCTCCGTTTCGTATTCAATTCTGTTGGTTTTCAAGAATTCCACTAATGCCTTTGCTTGTTGAATATTGACTTTTGCGGTGAATCTGAATGTGCGGTACTCGTCAACAACTTCACCAGTCTCTTTATCTACGCGCTTATTGCCGACTGTTTTAGTTTTGGCTTCTAACTCGGCCTTAGCTTGCGCTTGGCGGGCAATCTCAAGCCGTTCTTGCTGTTCTTTACGTTGTTCGGCCTGTTTAGCCGCGACATCAATATTCTGTGTTACATCGGCTAATGGGATGCCATTTTGTAATTGTTGGATGAATGGCTCTGGATCAAGATTACGTCCATTTGCCAGGCTATTAATAGCTTCGGCATCCTTAGCAAGCTGATCTTTTTGCTTCCGGAGTCCAACTGCTTGGGCGATGATTTCATTCTCACGTTTGGTCTTCTGATAAGTTTTGTTCAGCCAATGTTTATCGAATTCTAAGTCGTTAATGTCAACTTCGTATTGTTCAAATATCTGCGTAGCCACGTCCATAATCCGTTGCTTACGTTCTTGCTTTTGCTTCTCTTCGAGGTCATTAACCGCATCTTCTAACGGTTTAATAGCTTCATCAATAATGGACTGTGCCTGTTTAATATCCGAAGTAAACACATCCAGCGGTTTGTTGTACTCTCGCTTAACCTTTAATCGGGCCTCATCAAGAAGCTTTTTCTGTTTTTTCAAATCTCTTAATACGAGCTTGTTACCAGCTAGGTTCTCCGATGTAATAACTGGATTATCCATCTTAAACTGATCGCGAATCTCTTTAGCGCGGACCATAATGGCATCCCGATTAGTTAGCTTTAGTTCTGCTGGTTTAAACTCAACGTGGCTAGACACATCTGCGATTGCGTTAGTCATTGTCTATATCCTCCTTATCATCCGGTTCAAGCGGTGGCTCTAAGTAGTCTTTTTCGCATGTAAGTATCATCTGGTAATCTCTTTGATTAAGCATGTACATCGTCCTCCCTAGGTGATAAAATGAGGATATAAACGTCAAACAAGTGTTTTGAATCTCGCATGGCCGTGCGGGATTTTTTTATTGTCTTAGCGTCTCTTGGTAACATAACGATTCCCCTTCTTTTTATTTTCAAAATATTTAATGTTATCTTTTGGATCGTCTAGAAAAATAAGGATTCTATCAATGACCAATCCAACAAATGCCGCACCCATAAAAACTAAAAAATTCATATTATTCCTCCATTAACGTCTTCTGATTATCCTGAATCCATTTATCAACAGCTTTTTCCGAATACCGAACGCCTTTACCATGCCCAATATGTGGTATTGTTGGATAGTAATCACGCTTAAACAATTCAAAACCGACGTGCAACTTTTTCATTACTTGCTCCTGCGTGAGTAACTGGTCTGGTTTAGTCGCTGAGTTTAAACGTTCCTCGATTTTAGGGATGATTAATTCAACTACCCGATCAGCTACTTTTTCGTCAATTCCTTCAAACTGGATTACTGCCAATTAGATCACCTCCAATGCCTCATCTAGCGCAATTGCGAAATCATTTTCCGCCTGTCGCTCTTCAGAGAATTCTTTTCTAAATTTAATCAAGAAGCTTCGTTCCTCGTCGTTCCAATAAGTAACTGGTTTAGCTAAAATCACTTGTACCTGTTCATTAAGTAGTCTCCGTTCTTCCTCCTCTTTATTTACCCTCATAAATTGTGATAATGGATCGGAAGCATATTCGTTTTTAGCAAGCAATCGCGTGTCCAGTACATAATCAGCAACGACAAATTTAAATCTTTCATCCTTTAACAAATCAGCAATGCTAATTAATTTGTCTAGCGGTATCACGTGATTATCACTGGAGAACCAGTTCGATACGGCCTGCTTGGACACGTGTAATGCATTTGCAAACTGCGTTCGGGTTAATCTATTACGGGTTAAACATTTGTCTAACTCATCCATCACGTCCTCTATTACCAACTTGAATCACCTCCTTTTTGTGTACTGCGTGGGATTTTAATACACGTAATCCCACGGTATTATTAAAAGTGTAAAAAAGATTGATTAGACAATCATAGCTGTAGGCATTGCGTTAATCTTTTGTTTTACAGCGCGTTCTGGAATTTCGCCCCGACACATGGCTTGGAATGCTAGCTCAGGGATGATTCCTTTTCTGACTGCGAAACGGACGTCTGCTTCATCCATCCAGTCGTTGCAAAGGTCGTAACACTGTTGTGCTCCTAGTTTGATAAATAGTTGTTTTGCCTTCGTGAGTGTCATGCTGTCACCTCCTTGCGTTCATTTTTTGTTTCACTTTTGTTAACGGTTTTTGCAAAAAAAATATCATTAATTGACGTCCCTAAACCTCTAGCGATTTTGCCTGCCAATGTTGGTGAAGGTTCGCGATTCTTATTAACAATATCAGACATGTAGCCTGTAGATATTTTTGTTTTTTTGGCAAAACCCCTAATAGAATAGCCTTTGCTTGCAATTAGTTCACGTAAATCATTTGAATCAATGACTTCCATTTTGATTCTCAATTATCACACCTCCTTGCTTACAAATATTATTATACATTCTTGTTTTACTTTTGCAAGCACTTATTTTACTTTTTGTTTTTCTTTTATTAAACAACCGTTTTACTTTTGATATACTAAACGGTAAGAAAGGCTGTGTTTTCAATGAGTACTGATCCTAAAATTTTTGGTTCAAAATTAAAAGAATTACGAGAAAAACACCGTTTTACCGTCAGGCAAGTTGCAAAACAAGCCGATATATCGTCTGCTTATTGGTCTCAACTAGAAAACGGCAAAAGAAACGTTCCTAAACCGGTAACTTTAAATAAGATTGCTGATGGTCTTAGAGAACCTAGAGATCTTATATTTAATATTGCCGGTTACTTACCCGAAAAAAATAAGCTACCAAATAACATTCAACCTGCATCGCCAGAAAATTTTGTAGGCTTGCCAGTTGTTGGCGTTATTAAAGCCGGCCCTAACGGTGTGGCCATGGAAGAACATTTAGGCACTGAATTTACTATTAAGGATAATTTAGATATGAGTTTTGATTATTTCTGGTTAAAAGTGTCGGGCGATTCTATGATTGGTGATGGTATTAATGACGGTGATTACGCTATGATTAAGAAAACTTTAGACTTCAATAATGGTGACATTTGTGCAGTTATCGTCGATGGCGAGGAAGGAACTTTAAAACACATCACTAAAAGTGAAGATACAATTGTATTAACCGCATCAAATCCTGCTTATGAACCACGGGTTTTTATTGGCAAAGAAATGAATAAAATAATGATTGCTGGTAAATTAGTACAAACGATGCGAAAATACTAATACTTTTGGAGGAGTAATAATTTATGAAACGATCTTACGCTGTAATATGCATAGCATTGTCTGCTTTTGTTTTGTCGGCCTGTGGGGGTGGTCATACAACGACAAAGGAAGAAACACAAAAATTCTATGCTGTAAAAATAACAGATGTTAGGACAAAGGATGATGATTGGATTGTCAAAGGCACGACTAATGCTCCAGACGGTGCACAGGTCGTAGCAATTACTGACGATTCCGATTCGCAAATGCTAGAAAACAGTAGCGTTAAAGCACCAACCGTTAAACATGGTAAATTTGCTGGCACGCTTGATGGCGTGTTACCAGATGACAACTCTAAAGTTGGCGATAAGACTTACGTTTACATAGCCGCAAGTTCGCCTAAAAAGGTTGCCACTTCTGATGATTTTTCCGTCAAAAAGAAATATATTCCGGACATTCAACAGAAAAAATTTGAACACGCTATGAAATTTAGCAACGGCCAAATTAAGTATTATAAATCATTAGACGATGATTCCGATCAAACAAGCGATGAAGAATCATCTAGCGAATCTAGCGCTAATGCTAAGTCTAACTCCTCCAGCAGTAGTTTCTCAATTAACGACGTTAAGTCAATTGATGGAGTGTCCACCGCTAAAAAGCAATCTGATCGCTTATTTGTAACGATTAATTCTGCATCGTTTGATAAAGACTTCATCCCTGTTGCTATCAGCGTATTAAAGCAGGCTAAGGACAGCGATGCTAAATACATCGTGTTGGAGGGCAAAGATGATTACACTAATCATGATGGCGACGTAAAATCTAACATGTCTCGCCTTGTGGTATTCGAGAATGGGAATCTTGATTTAAAGAAAATGAAACAACTTAAGAATTTCTACGGAGCTGCTAAAGAGTACATGTTTAATCCGAGTGATTACTCACGTGAGAAAGAGCAATATGAGGGTAAGAGCAACGATTTTGACGAAAATGGCATAAAGGATCATAAATATGATGCCAGTTCAGCAGATTCAAGCATCTTAGTTACTTATTATTCAAAACAAATGGGCAACATTTAACAGCCTACTCTGGTGACACGCAGCGGTTCGATTCCGCTGGTGGGCATAAAAAAAGCACCCCATAGTTGGGATGCAGAAAGGAGCTTAATGAATAATTGAATTAATATATTCTAACGCTTCATCGTCAAGTTGAATCCAGTGTACATACTCTTCATCACTTGTGTCGACGATTGGAAGTCCTTTAAATAAATGTTTAAGGTTGCTAACCGAAATATTTTTCTGAGCAGGAAATGTTGATAGCATATATTGATACTCTGGAATATAATCCAAGTCTTCAATATCATTTATTTCATGAATGTATTTTTCTTTATCCATTACTAAATCCCCCATGCATAATAAAAAAACTTCAAAACGAGAATCTAGACTACCTGGCGCAGAGAAGGGACAACTTAAAGATTCTCTTAGAGATTTAATCGCTGATGCCGAGAGGTACGATTACGGCGATTTCAGAGCTATAAAGCGTTCTGCTGCAACGCTTAGACTTTTATTCTATGATACTAAACGTCAAACCAGCCTAATTTCTAATCTTAACGACAAAGATAAGATTATTATGCAATCGTTCAATCCAAAAGTAAAGTATAACCGTGGCCTAAATTATGGATCAGTCTACGTTGCATGCTTTAAAACTAATAAAAATAATGAATTTTATAATACGTTTTTGTTCAAGCCAAACTCAAAAAGAACAACAACCTTTGAAAAATGGTGGGATGAAAGATTATTTTTTGTGAACGATGTTAATCATACAACTCAGCTAACTCGTTCTAAAATCATAATAACCATTGCCAATCAAGATGGCGGAGCACATTTTGATGAAAATATCGATTCACTATATAAAAATATAACTTCTGGAGATACCGGAATGTCACTAGAACCGAGTCGTGGAACTAGTTATCTTTTGGGATACGATTCGACAAAAGCAGGTAAACCCATACATTTTAAAGATTTGACTTTAGCATATATGAGAGAAATTGTTCATGAAACTATTTTAAGTCTTCAAAGCTATTATGGTTTAAGCAACATCCCATATACTCCTAATTTTAAATATAATTGGAGTAGAAGAATAAATTATATGGCTTGGCAATTTGGACTTAAACCCGAATAAGCATCCTCCCACTCCGGTGATTCAATACGGTTCGACTCCGTATGTGGGAATTAATCAAATTTAAATGGAGGTTTAGCATGAAAAAAGATTATGATTTTAGCAAATGGGATTGGATGGACGATAACGATTTTATGACATATAACGATTTGATTTTAAGATTGAGAAAAGATTTAAATGATCCTGAATTTTTCGCCTACGATTTGTTTGTGCCTCATGACGAAGAAGAGTATCAGGAAGTATTAAAAAGTACGCGCGAAATGATGGAAATTATCCGTAAGAGAAAAGGCAAAACAATGACCCTAAAAAAACTTGTCGAAATGGAAAAAAGAACAATGAACCGTGATTAATGCCTAGAGGCTTATTTTTTTGAAGTTCAAACGAACATACGTTTGTATTTTCGCTTAAAAAGTACACAAATTGGAGGATTTACTAAAATGCCTGAATGGGAACCATTAAAAAAATATCCTAATATTTACCGCTATAAAGTCACCGGGGAAAGAAAATATAAATATGCTGTCAGAAAAACTTACCAACTACTTGGACAAAATCGAAAAGAGTTCACACGTAGTGGTTTAGAGTCCAGAGCAGACGCTGTAGCTGTTTTAAACAAGTTTAATACTGATTTGTATTCAAACCGGGTAAAAATCAAGCAAAGAGCTAATATGACCGTTCAGGAATGCTACAAAGAATTACGGGAATTAAAATTTGAATCTGGTAAATGGCGAAAAATAACTAAAGTTACCCACGATCAAACTTATAAATCTCATATAAAAAGTTGCTTTGGTAAAAAGAAATTAAACCAAATTGATCGCCCTACTTATCAAAAATACTTGAACAATCTAGCTGACAAAGGTTTATCAAAGAGTACAATCCTTGTAATTAACTCTCTGATGCAATTAATTATGAATTACGCTGAATACAATGATTACATCGTCAAAAACCGTATTAAACGAATTGATTTGCCTGAGGCAAAAAGTGCTAAAAGTATGACCATTGAGAAAGAAGATTATGAAAAGTGGTTGCAAACTGCCAAAGATATACTGCCTGATTATTACTATGCAATAATACGATTAGTTACCTTAGGTGAGCGTCGCAGTGAAATACTTGGATTGCAATACGATTCGTTTGAATTGTTAAACACACCAGATGCTAAACGACGCTACAAGATCACATTTAAAACTGGACGTAATCCCGTGGAGGAAAAATCTAAATTAAAGACTAAGGCAGCTTACCGTTCAATAGTCACTAGCCCTGAATTCTCTAAATATGTCGACATTATTATCAATGAATCTAAAAAGATACGTTTAAGCAAACAGCAAAGTATTAAAAATGATGATTTTGTTGTAGTCACATATCGACGTGGCAAGCCTATGACCCCTGCTTACCTTAACACTATTTTCTTAAAGGTATCTAAAGCTTGTGGTATAAAAATACATCCTCACAAGTTGCGGCATTATTTTGCAACAATTGCAAGAGAAGAAAGTGGCCTTAGTGATGTGTCTGTTATGAACTGGTTAGGACACTCAAAAATAGATATGACTAATCGCTATGTTCGCTCTAATTTAGCAACCATGCTGAATGTCTCAAATGAGCTTTCACATAAGATTTAA